GTGGTGGTTTAAAGAGGCCAGCAGGTGGCATTATTGGAGTTGATGATCCTGCAAAGCCAGATGATGCCTTGTCGAAGAACAGAAGTGCTGAAGTAAGACAATGGATAGAAACCACGTTAAAGAACAGAAGAAATTCTGACAGATACTGTCCTATTATCATTAATGCCCAAAGGTTGAGTCCAGATGATCTTTGTGGCTATTTGCTTTCCACCTATCCTAACCAATGCCTGCTTTTAAAGTTTCCTGCGCTTATTAATGAAGTTAGTACAATACCTGAAACAATTAGTACCGATACATTGCTAGGGTTAAGGAATACTAGAGTAGGTAGGTACGTATTAGCCTCTCAGTATCAGCAAGAACCTATAGCACAAGGTGGTAATTTGATTCAAGTTGAGGCTCTACGCAGGCATGGTGGAGAATTACATCCTTGGGAAGAAAAGATTATGACCTGTGATACCGCCATTAAGAAAGGGCAAGGTAATGACTGGTATGTGATACAATGTTGGGCAAAGTATCATGGTAAGGCATATTTACTGGATCAAATCAGAGGTAGGTGGACATTACCTGAGTTTGTAAGAACGGCTGCACATTTTTATAAAAAGCATTGTCAGGAACAATTGGATTACCCAGTCAGTAGGTTTATGATCGAAGAGGCAGGTTCGGGGCCGGGAATCATGCAAAGTTTATCTGAACTTGGTATTCCTACCACAGGATTAGTCAGAGTTAAGGATAAAGGTAGCCGTATTAATGATATCTTAGCCTTTGTGGATTCAGGCATGGTTTATATCCCAAAAGAGGAAGAAAATCCTTGGGTATCTGAGTTTTTGATGGAGTTGTCATCTTTTACGCAAGATGACACTCACGCGCATGATGACCAAGTGGACGCTTTTGCTGATGGAGTTAATCAGTTACTTGGTGGTGGCTTATCAATTCTTGATGTATTAGAAAGTCTTGGAAATCTGCAACGATGAGGGCAAAGCAGTTAAAATTTACTGTTGCCGATATCGCAGCGTACAAAAAGGTAACCAGAAAAACTGTTTATCAAGATATTAAGCTAGGCAGGTTTGATCCATTTTATTTACCCAGCCTTTCAAGATACTTGTTGTATAAAAAAGTAAAGAAGAGGAAAAAGAAACCTATGAGCATGATATTCAATGACCAAAGTTATTCGCCTACGAATACCTACAATCCAGATACCCCAGATCACAAAACTGATGGTCAATCTGTGTTTACCCTTAATGGTAATGACTGCGTAGCCACTTTTAATAACTGCACGTTCGATGGTAGCAATGTGCATTGGGGTTTTAAAGCTACTGCTGCTTTAGCATCAGATGGCACAACTCCTATTGTTATCAATGGGGCTTATTACAATAACTGCACATTTATTGATGGTATTGAACGTGCTTACGATCAAGTCAGGGGTGGTAATATTGTATTTACCGACTGCAAATTCATAAACACAGGCAAGTACCGTCAAAAGGTTAAAAGCTCATTAGAACTTAGCTCATATTGTGACTGCGGTTTAAAAGCAGGCGTATTCAATGTTGAGTTTATACGTTGCTCTATCAATGACGTGCTACTTGGTGATTATTCTATCTATGATCAGATTAAACGTCCAAAGACTCGTGGCATTAGTTTCGATAGTTGTACAAATCCTAATGGTGGACCAATTTTTGTTCGTGGTTGGTATGCTGATCCTTCCACTATTTGGTCAAAAAACACATTACTCGATGTAAACATACATCCAGCATGGATGACTACTGCTTACTTCGATTATGAAATGAAATATGGGGACAATCGTAAAGACGTCCCCGGAGAATTTGTTATTACACCTGTCGAATTAACGCCTGTTACAAATCCCTTTGCCCAGCAATCGGTGTCTTCGACAATGCATGTTGTAGCGCAGAGTTAGACTTATTTAACTCATCTTTCATATCCTCTAACTTTCCGTTGAGGTGTAAAAAGTCTGTAGTCCCGATATGTCCAAGCTGACATTCGGGATCAAGCCATGCAGTACCACCGCACTTTTGCCATCTATAGCATAGGTAATAGTCTTCGGTAATGTATCTTGGATATTTTTGCCCAAACCATTCATCATCGATAACTCCCATACTAAAAACATCATGCATAACGTCTTTAGGTTTAAATGGGCCAGAATCTTCGTCTGAGTAATAAGCAATTTCTGGAAAATGTGCGATAATCATGTCGATTACACGCATTTTATGTAAAAGGAAACCTGTGCCTAAAGACATTGCAGGCAATAAACCTTTTTCATTTCTGTCATTACTATAAAATTCTCCTACCCAAGAAAGCGGTATTTGTTTTTTAGGATACGCTCCACCAACCATATCCACATCATAAGATAGGATTCTTTCAATCTGTTGTGGCCCTGCATTAATATCAGAATCTATCCAAAGCACCTGACTAGCTGGTGTTTGTCTGGCTAACCAAAGTAAAGCATTGCGCGCTTTGGCTAAACCAAAACCGCCAATTTTACGGACTATAAACTTATAGCCATTAATCTCATTATGACTCAGATACGCTAATATCTGAGAGGTTTCCCATCTAAGGGAACCGTTCATTGGAACACCAACGAATACAACTTTAGGATCGCGCTCGGAAGCCTTAACATGCTTGCCGAATATCTCATTGTGGGGGATAGGCATATCTTTTTGTTGCCTTAAATTCTCAAAGGGTCAATGACGTAAATGCGTGAAATCAATTTTAGACCAGCACGGAAACCCAATAATGGATCGTGAAAATTCCATACCAAATGGTATTGGAAGCGATATCATTGAAAAATTTAACAGCGAGCTGGCTTCAATTAAAGAACAAGCAAATAATATTGACCGATTAAATAGCGCAATGGGTGGCTATTCTGGTTTAGTACAGGGTTTAAATTTCCAAGGTCAATTTGCTGGTTATCCTTATTCACCAGAAACAATTTCACAACCTTACACATTAGCTAATGCTAATGCTTACGTACCACTTTCTTTAAATCGTATTCTTTTGTCATATTCTTATATGACTCAGGGATTGTTTAGAACTGTAGTCTGCCAGCCTGTTGACGATGCATTGCGTGGCGGTTTTCAGATTAAAGCTCCAGAACTTTCACAAGAAGAAATTACGCAGTTGCAGCGTGTGATGTCACGCAATCGCAGTCAGCATGATATGCGTAAGATTGCTAAAACTATTGGTGGCTGGGTAAATTACAATGCATGTGCAAATCTTGCTCGTTCTGACATTTCAGCTATTAAGCATTTGGCTTATTGGGGCAGACTTTATGGTGGATCTGGACTCATTGTTAATACAGATCAAGACTTTCAAAAAGAATTAGATATTGAAGCTATTAGACCAGATTCTCCTCTGGTATTCATTCCTGCTGATAGATGGGAATTGATTTTATCTAATCAAAACATTTTTGATTACAAGAATGGTATTCCGTATAATTATTATGGATACCCATTACACGCATCTCGTGTTGTAAAATTTATTTGGGCAGAAGCACCATCATATATTCGCCTTCGTTTACAAGGTTGGGGTATGTCTGAGATGGAACAATGTATTCGTGCCGTAAATTCTTTCTTAAAGTTCGAAAATCTTATTTTTGAATTACTAGATGAAGCCAAGATAGACGTATGGAAGATGAAAGGTTTTAATACCTCTCTTGCTTCCTCGACTGCTACTCAGCGTGTTCAACAAGCAATCATTCTTCAGAATCAGTTGAAGAATTATCAGAACGCAATCGTCATGGACGCTGAAGACGATTATGAGCAAAAGAATCTTGGTGCTATATTTACCGGACTTGCAAACGTCTGGGAACAACTTCGCCTAAACCTGTGCGCTGCACTCAAAATCCCTAAGAATAAATTATTTGGTGAATCGTCCGGAGGCTTCAGTTCAGGCGAAGACTCTTTAGAAAATTATAACTCAATTGTCGAAGGATTGCGCGAGGAAATGACTCCTGCAATTCTCGATGTTGTTAGCTTACGTTGCCAACAGCTATTTGGTTTCATTCCAGAAGAAATAGACATTACTTGGAAGCCATTGCGCGTTCTTAGTGGTAACGAAGCAGAAGATGTTAAGACCAAAAAGCAAACACGCATCATGGAACGCTTTGAAGCTGGTCTTTCAACTGCTCAAGAAGCTAGCGAAGAACTTAAAATCGAAGGATTACTTGGTGTTGATACCGATGTACTCACAGGAGTGCGCGATGTTGAGCCTATCGAGATGATGAAGCTAAAAGTTGATAAACAAAAAGCTAAATCTGGCATCGAAGGGGCTAAAAAAGATTTCGGAAAAGCAAAAAGTAATTCAGAAGCTAAAAAGAAAATTCTGGTAAACGACTAATGCAATTAACTATTGAACCATTAGTTTACCCAGAAAGGTGGTCTGTTTCATTGGAACAGGAAATTATTTCATGGATGGATGATGTCATTTTTAAGCCATTAAATGACATTATTGAAGATGAAAAAATGTTTGTTGATAGGCAGAATTCTGACGTTTCCAAATATGGAGTTGTAGAATCTGCATTGGTAGCAGCTTTAAATTCAGGTTCTATTTGGTATGTCGGTGATACTTTTTATGGACAATTAAACTCCAAAATAAGCAAAGAACTTAGGAATTTAGGGGCTAAATTTGATACCGATAGTGGCACTTTTAAGATTTCTATGGATAAAATGCCGTATTCATTAAGATCGGCACTTATTAGTTCCAAAGCAAAAGCTAAGGAATTACATAAAAAATCAATTAGTCTTTTAGGAATTATTTTAAACCATATATTAGATACAAAAACAATGGGTCTGGTAATGATGCCATTTGTTTATAACTTATTTGATAATGTCAAAAATGCTGTAGATAAAAGTATTCCTATTGAGTCTGAGTTTGAAGATAGTTCTTTAGAATTGGCGGATAGCATTAAAAAACAAATAGCAGAAGAGTTAATGGAGTCTTTAGAGATTTCGGTTAAGGATTATGCAATTAGGATAATAAAGGATTTAAATAAATGCATAATAAACAATGAAACCAAATTTAATGGCAGAACCGATAAACTAAAAGATTGCGTAAGGCTTTATCACAGCGTTGCTAAAAAACAGGCTAATCAATTATCGGCACAACATGCTTCGGTTCTTGTATCAAAGTACATAAAAGAAAGAGCAAAAGCTTTAGGCAGTTCAGGATACATCTGGAATACCAAGATGGATAACAGGGTAAGACATAGCCATGAAAGGCTAGAAGGTAAGGCTTTTGATTGGGATGATCCTCCAATTGTTGATTTAAATACTGGCAGACGAGGGCATCCGGGCGAGGATTACAACTGCCGTTGTTCGGCTAAAATCATTTTAACACTATCAAATACCTTAAAAGAAGAGGGTGTTTTAGTATGAAATTAGACCAGCAACTCACCATATTTCAGCTTAAAGCTAATCATAAAGCACTTCTTGACGATATACAAAGTTCTGAAAGAAAGCGAGCTAGGCTTGACTCAAGTATAAAACAGCGCAAACAAAGATTAAATCGGTTAGAGTCCCAAATTGCCCTGATTGGCAGTTCCGACGTAACCCTTCCTGTTATGTCTGACTCTTACTGAACCAATAATCGAATCCAACACCTCACAAGATGATGCACTCATCTTTACTGAGCGTGTCAACTTAGTCGCTTCTGGAAAGCGATTTAAATGTTATTTTATGGAACCCGGCCTTGTTAATTACAAGGACGTGCAAGGTGGCGATGTCGAGTTGATCAAAAAAGAAACAATCGACGAAGCACTTGAGACATTAATTGGTTGCCCATTAACAATAGGGCATATTCCAACTACCATAACGGATTTTAAAGACGTAGCAACTGGCTATGTCGATCATGCTGAATACGACGCTGAGAAGGGTTGGTTTGTTTGTGAAGGTTCTGTCGATAACGAGCAAGCTCGTGACATGATTTCTAAACACAAAGGCGTATCAGTAGGAACAAAACTGAACAGCAGAGATTTTGGTCCCGGAGGTACATGGCATAACATCCCTTTCGGTCGTGAAATCAAAAAATTTAAATTCCATCATCTTGCAATTGTACCGCCTGACCAAAGGCCACGATTTGAAGATGCTGAAATAAGGTTAAATTCCAAAAAAATACAAACTATGAAACCGTTCCAATGGATTAAGTCGCTGACTAAACAAGAAAAAACGGAGCAGTTTAGCGAACTTGCTCCATCTGCTCGCATCGATATCGGTGATGGCAAATCGGCTACCATACAAGAGATGGTAGAAATTGCTCGTGATAATATGTGCCACTCAGTACATCACGATGATCATATTGAGCATGAAGGCATCCGTTATAACGTAGGTCATTTGATCCACGCTTATAAACAACATCATGGTGGCGCAATTCACGCTACGCATGTTGCTCCAAGTGCTCCAATTCATCGCGATGATTGCTCTCCGGGCGTTATGCACCTAGCTCGCGCTCATNCTGATGATGCAAGCAAAACTACAGAAACTTCTAAAGAAATCGTAGAGCCAAAAGAAAAAGCAATTGGCGAAAACTGCCGTCCTAATACAACAGAAGCAAAAGTAGAAGATGAAAAACAAACTGAATTAGATCGCGCTAATGCAGCAGCAAAAGAACGCGCTAATTCTTCATTCCGCGCACTTGCAGAAGCTCAAGCTAATGCAATTCAACAAATTTCTCGTTCAAATAGTTCCGGGTCAATTTCAGACCGGATTGCAAAAGGGAAGGCCATGTTCGGCAGTCCTTCGAGCAAAATCTGATAACAACCAATAAATAGATAAGTCATGTCTAATCTAGCATTAAACCAAAATCAGTTCACGCAGACTCCGGTCATCGGTCAGGTTGCTCGTCAACCCGGCATTGACACGGAAACTTGCCAAATCAACCCAAATACAACCGCAGCAGTTATTGCAGTAGGTTGCTCAGTTAAGTTGATCGCTAATACTGGCTCACAAATCATCGTTGATGTTTGTTCCAGTCCTTCAGATGGCCCAGTTTATGGTGTCATTTCATACAACTTACGCGGAAATTATTATAGCGCAGGTTCTCAAGTTGAAGTTGCTGGTATCGGCAATATTCTCCAACTTAAAACTTCTGCTGCTGTAAATCGTGGTCAGCGTGTTTCAGTAACTAACCCAAGCACTTCAACAAATGATGCTACTGTTGCTGCTGATACAACTGCTGGTGATTACACAATTGGTACTGCTCTTACACAAGCAAGCGGTGCTAACCAATTAATCTCTGTTAAAGTAACCACGGGTTATAACAACTCGACTGGTAACGTAACAATCGCTCCTTAATCAACCGCCTAGAAACTTTAACTAAAAGGAACTTAATAATATGAATAGCGTTTTCTTTCGCGGTACAGGTAAAATCGCAGAACCCGGTTATGAGCCAAAATCATTTGAAATCGTTAGAAATAACGAAGTCTGTGAAGCTCAATTCTTATCACCACGTCACGTAAGTGGTCGCTCAATTTTTGTTGATGGCAACAATTCAAGCGGTCAAATCGATGCACGTCTTAATGCAGTAGGGGATGTTGCTGATTCAGCAACTGGTTACCAGATTGCTATCGACACATTAACATACATCAAAAAGCAGCTAACTGAACAGAAATTCTATACAGTAGCTCCTGCTGATTATCTTCCTGTTGTTGTAGGTGATGGTGCATTTGCAGCTGATATCTTAACAAATCGTACATACGAAGTTGCTGATGGTTTTGAAACAGGTAACTTACGTACAGGCGCATCTGATTCTCGTTTAGCATCTGTTGACGTTGCAGTTGATGGTGTAAGTGCTTATGTCCAAAACTGGGCAAAGGGCATCCAATACACAATCTTCGACGTTGAACAAGCATTACGTGCTAACAACTGGGATATCATTGAACGCAAGCACGCAGCTCGTAAAAAGAACTGGGATCTTGGTATTCAAAAGATTGCCTTCTTAGGTTCTGATTCCGATACACGTATTCCGGGCTTACTCACGAATACAAGTATCAATACAAACACCAGCTTAATTACTAGCCCAATTAGCCAATTAAATGCTGCTGGTTTACAGACATTTGTAACGACTCTAATCCAAACCTACTTTGCTAATACTAATAGTACTGCAATGCCAAACCGCTTCGTAATTCCTTACGGCGATTGGACAGGTTTACCAGCACTTACAACAGGTACAGTTGGTACATATCCAGTACCATTAATCGAATATCTAA